GAAGAAAAATATGATGTAATAGGTGAATTACAAAGTAAGGTAACAGATTTAGAAGAAAGTCTAGATCGTCAACTAGAACAGAATGTTGGTTTACATACTGAAGTGTCGTCTTTAAAGAAACATTTAATTATCAGCGAAATGTCTGATGATTTAGCCGACACCCAAGTTAATAAATTAACAAAACTTTTAGACGGTGTAAATTTTGAGAATGAAGAAATTTACAGAGAAAAGGTTGCGGTAATTAAGGAAAACTATTTCCCATTAACATCTGGAAAAGAGTCTTTCACAATTTCCCAAACACAACCCCTTGTAGAAGAAACTAGTATTGAAGACAGCTTCGCTTCTAATGATGTCGTATCTTCGTATGCTAAAGCCTTATCAAGAACAATTAAACGAGTATAACTTATAAATTTAAATAAGTTGTAAATAAAGGAGAATCAAATGTTTTTATCCGAGAATTACCAACAAAAGTGGGGCGCAATTTTAGATCACGCTGATCTACCCCCAATTAAAGATTCATATAAGCGTGCTGTTACAGCAGTATTGCTAGAGAATCAAGAGAAATCGTTACGTGAAGAGCGTCAAGCACTTTTCGAAACACCTTCGAATAACATTAGCGCAACTGATGGTATTCAAAAATATGATCCAATTCTAATTGGTCTAGTCCGTCGCGCAATGCCTAATCTAATGGCTTATGACATTTGCGGTGTACAACCAATGACAGGTCCTACTGGCCTAATCTTTGCAATGCGTTCGATGTATGGTTCGGAGCGTAATAACACTACGACTCGTAAAGAAGCATTATTCAACGAAGCGAACACCGGATTTTCGGGTGGCTTTACTGACGGTACAGGTAGCAATCCTGTATTCGGTACTTATAACACCGGTAATGCTATTCCAACAGGTTCGATGGAAGCTAAGGAAGATTATGCAGAAATGTCTTTCTCGATTGATAAGACAACAGTTACTGCTAAATCACGTGCATTAAAAGCAGAATACACCGTTGAATTAGCACAAGACTTAAAGGCAATTCATGGTCTTGACGCTGAAGCAGAATTATCGAACATTCTTTCGCAAGAATTTATGTTTGAGATTAATCGCGAAGTGGTTCGTACAATCTACAAAGTTGCTAAAGCAGGTTCGCCTTCAACAGCAACAGCAGGTACATTTGACTTAGATATTGATTCAAACGGACGTTGGTCTGTAGAGCGCTTTAAGGGCTTGCTATTTAATATCGAACGTGATGCTAACCACATTGCACAAGACACTCGTAGAGGAAAAGGTAACTTCATCGTTTGCTCAGCAGACGTTGCAAGTGCACTAGCTATGTCGGGCGTATTAGATTATGCTCCAGCATTAAGCACAAACCTAAATGTTGATGATACAGGTAATACATTCGCAGGCGTTTTAAACGGACGTTATAGAGTGTATATTGACCCATATTCGTCAAACCTAGGTGCTGCTAACCAGTTCTATGTAGTTGGTTACAAAGGTACAAGTCCTTACGATGCAGGTATGTTCTATTGCCCATACGTTCCGTTACAAATGGTTCGTGCAATTGATCCTAATAGCTTCCAGCCAAAAATCGGCTTTAAGACACGTTATGGTCTAATTGCTAACCCGTATGTAACTTCGTCGGATAGCTTGTCGGATTCGGATGGCGATAGCTTCACAGCAAATCGCAATCAGTATTATCGTCGTACAAAGGTTGCGAACCTAATGTAATTGAAGTAGCCGACAATAAGATCGGAATTTAAAGGGGGGAGGAAACTTCCCCCTTTTTTAACCTTTGTATCGGCTATAAATAATAAGATGAAGAAAGGAGTACAATGGCATACACCGCAAACATAGACGTTATTCAAAATGCTATAGCTGAATCGCAAACAACGACATATGATTATTTACGACCAAATGCGTTTAGATTTAGTTTAAAAGATTTACCTAAAGTCTCATTTACTTGTCAATCGGCAAACCTTCCAGATTTGCAATTAGGATATGCTGTTCAAAATACTCCGTTTGTAGATTTACCAACGGTTGGTGATAAAATAAACTTTGGTGAATTTACAATTAGATTCATTGTTGCTGAAGATATGAGAAATTACCTTGAATTATATCGATGGATAATTGGCTTAGGGTTTCCTAAAGATTATTCTCAATTCAAAACATTTTCGGATAATAAGGTAAGTAGATTTCCGTTTGTAACCAAAAAGGATGGTACTGAAGAGATTTTGGCATACTCGGATGGTACGTTGACTATTCTCGACTCGACAAACTCGCCTAAAGTAAATATAATATTTAAAAACCTGTTCCCTATATCATTACAGGCTTTGGATTTTGATATTACTTCTCAAACCGTAGAGTATTTTACTGCAATTGCAACATTCAAATATACTATTTTCGAAGTAGAACCTTTATAATTTTTTAATTTGGAGTTATTATGAGTACAAAAGTAAAACCGATGCCCCTGCCTTCAATTCCTAAATTGCCAAAGGCAGGCGGCAATCAAGAGGCAGCAAACAATCCCAACGAAAAAAAGCTAGAAGTGAAAATAGACGACCTTCGTAAAGAACGTATTTTCATTGCTACTCCGTGTTATGGCGGACAATTAACTGAAGCATATTTTAGATCAACTATTCGATTACTAACTTTCTGCAATCAACATCAAATTCCTATTGCGTTTGGAACTATTGCGAATGAATCTTTGGTTACTAGAGCTAGAAATGTTTTGGTAGCATATTTCCTACAAAGCGATTTTACTCGTCTAATGTTTATTGATGCAGACATCGAATTCCAAGTTGAAGATGTTATTAAACTAATTGCTCACAATAAAGATGTTGCCGTAGGTGCATATCCTAAGAAAGGTGTCAATTGGCAGCGTATTCGTGAAAGCGTTCGTCAACATGATACTGCATATGACGACAAACAAATTGCATCATTTGGTAGCGATTATGCAATCAACTTTAAGTTCATTAATCGCGAACAGAAACAAATTGCAATTGAGAATGGGTTGATTCGTTTACACGATGGCGCAACTGGCTTTATGATGATTAAACGAGAAGTTATTGATAAAATGATTGCGGCGTATCCAGATCTAAAATATAACAATGATTTGAATACACCTCCAGAATTAAATCCTCATTTTTACGCATTCTTCGATACAATGATTGATCCAAAGGATAAGCGTTATCTTTCTGAAGATTATACGTTTAGTCGTAGATGGCAAGACATCGGTGGCGAAATTTGGCTTGATCCGTCGATCTCCCTGAACCACTATGGTTCGTTTAATTTCCAAGGTAATCCTTCTCAAATTATTCAAGTAGGATAATTTATGAAATTATCTGATCTTCAAGAATCCTGGGCGGAGGATTGTAAGATTGATGAATTGAATCTTGGTCGTGAATCTGCCAGAACCCCAAACCTTCACGCCAAGTATTTAAATTATCTAACATCTAGCAAACTAAATCTTCGTAAAGCAGAATCCGATTACTTTAATACTAGACGATTAAAGTATCGGTATTACAGGGGCGAATTAACAAGCGCCGAACTTGCCGAATATGAGTGGGATCAATGGCAAGGAAATAAACCGCTAAAAAATGAGATGGATGAATTTTTGTCCTGCGATAAAGACCTAATAACTCTTGAGGATAAAGTGGAATATTTTAAAACTGTTTTATATCAGCTTGAGCAAATTATTCGTTCTTTAAATAGTAGAACTTGGGATATAAAGAATTGCATTGAGTGGAATAAATTTACAAGTGGAATGATGTAATGGTTGCAGATATAATATTGATTAAAAAAGATGAGGTTCATATAAAGGTGTTATGTGATCCTTCAATTGCTCAGGAACTAAGTGATCATTTTTGTTTTGATGTTCCTGGAGCAAAATTTCATCCATTATATAAATCTCGTATGTGGGATGGCAAGGTTCGATTATTTTCAATGTTTACCAAAGAGCTATACACAGGGTTAAAAGACTATGTGACTGCTTTTGCTAAAGAACGAGAATATACGGTACAAGATTCAATTATTCCGAATTTTAAAGATTCAGTCACATATGATCAGGTCAAAGAATTTTGTCTTAGTTTAAAATTGGCATCTAAAGGTCAGCCTATTAGTATTAGGGATTATCAAATAGATGCGGTATATGCAGCAATTGTTGATAGTAGACGTCTTTTACTCTCTCCCACTGGCTCAGGTAAATCTCTTATCATATACTGTTTATTACGTTGGCATGAGATGTTCAATAGACGTCAACTTATCTTAGTACCAACAACGTCGTTAGTAGAACAGATGTATACTGATTTTCAAGACTATTCATCTATGAATGGTTGGAAGGCATCGGAACATTGCCATCGTATCTACGGAGGACATGAAAAATCTAATGAATATGATGTTATAATTAGTACATGGCAATCTCTTTATAAATTACCTAAATCCTTTTTTAGTGATTTTAAAACAATTTATGGCGATGAGGCGCACCAGTTTAAAGCAAAGTCTTTAACTACAATTTTAAATAAGTGCGATAACTCTCCTTTTAGAATTGGAACTACTGGAACCTTAGATGGGCTTAAAACTCATAGATTAGTACTTGAAGGTATTTTTGGTCCTGTCTTAAAGGTTACTTCTACTAAGCAGTTGATAACAGATAAAACCCTCGCAGATTTAAAAATATTTAATATTATATTAGAATATCCTGACGAAATACGAAAATCTCTAAAAGGAAATTCGTATCAAGAAGAAATGGATTTTCTTGTCCAATATGAACCAAGAAACCGGTTTATCCGCAATCTTGCTTTAAAGCAAACTAATAACACCTTGGTACTTTTTCAATATGTTGAAAAACATGGAAAAAGTTTACACGAAATGATCCAACAAAAAGAACCAAATCGAAAAGTGTTTTTTGTATATGGCGGTACAGATACAGAGCAACGTGAGCAAATACGAGGATTGACAGAAAACGAAAAGGATGCTATAATTGTAGCATCGTATGGAACTTTTTCAACTGGGATAAATATTCGAAATTTACATAATATTATATTTGCCTCCCCCTCTAAGTCGCGCATTCGAAATTTGCAATCAATTGGTAGAGGACTTAGAACAAGCGATAATAAAGATAGTTGTACGTTATATGATATAGGTGACGACCTTACTTGGAAATCTAAAAAGAATTACACCTTGTTGCATATGATAGAACGTATTAAAATTTATAATGATGAACATTTCAATTACAAATTAATTAAGGTATCAATCTAATGGAAGATACAACATACTATAAATTATTGAAGCTTTCATCCGGGGATAATATTATCTGTGGAACTGAGGATAACTGTGTAAACTTTACCGATCGCGGTATGATAAGCATAACTAATCCAGTAGTTCTAAATGTTATTAGAACTCCGAAGGGTAGAAATTTAGTAGAGACGTATATACTTATACCGTGGTTTAGTTTTGCGAACGGGAATGTATATGAGATTTCTACAGACCAAATTATCACAGCTATAGATATTAAAGAATCGTTGAAGTCGAATTATTTTTCATATTTGGAACAACGTGCATTAGAAGAAGAAATAGAAGATGGATTATCAGATGACTTTGATAATGAAGATGAAATTCAGGAAATAGAAGAATTTCTGGAAACCTTGGGAGAAATACATGACGACGAACACGACTACGATGGAAGAGACGACACCAACACTACAAGAAGTAGAAGAGGTACGAGAACCCTCCACTAAATCTAAAATGGATCCTGCTCATTATGTGGACAATAAAAAATTCTTAGCAGAATTGTTAATATACAAGACTGCTGTAGATGCTGCAAAGGAAGCAGGGCAGGAAATTCCTCAGGTTCCAGATTATATCGGCGAATGTTTTATTAAAATTGCGACTCACCTTTCATACAAATCCAATTTTATTAATTATACCTTTAGAGATGATATGATCTCAGATGGCATTGAAAACTGTCTAACCGCTGCAGGAAAATTTGATCCTACCAAATCATCTAATCCATTTGCATATTATACACAAATTATTTTCTTTGCTTTTATTCGCAGAATTCAAAAAGAGAAAAAACATCAAGCAACCAAATATAAAATAATTGAAAATTTAGATTTGGATTCTATTATTCAGCAAAATGATGATAGCGAATCCGGTAGACAATTAATTGAATATTTGAAAAAACAATTAGATACAATTGATCCCGAAAAACGGGAAACCCCTTCCGAAACAAAATCTCGAAAGAAAAAGTCCGCAGAAACGGACATTCCTACTATAGACTTACTTGATTAAATACTATATACTGTATAATTAAATTGATAAAGACTTATATGAGCAAAATTAAAGTAGCAGAACTATTTTATAGTATTCAGGGAGAAGGTCGGTACATGGGTGTACCTTCCGTATTCCTTCGTACATTCGGTTGTAACTTTACTTGTAGTGGGTTTGGTATGCCGAAAGGTGAATACAGTAAAGAGGTCGATTATGTGGCTGCAGAAATTGGTAAGTTTCTTTCATATAAAGAACTGCCGCTGGTTAGTACTGGTTGCGATTCATATGCTAGTTGGGATCCAAGATTTAAAGGGCTATCTCCTCTACTTGAAGTCGATAGCATCGCAAAATCTATTGTAGAACTATTGCCCGCAAAAGGTTGGCAACAAGAGCATTTGGTAATTACTGGCGGTGAACCTTTGTTGGGCTGGCAAAAATCCTACGAACAGTTATTAGAACATCCTTTGATGAAATCTTTAGATGAGCTAACATTTGAGACAAACGGTACCCAATCTTTGTCTGAGGAATTCAATGAGTATCTATTTCAAGAATGGACACGCTTTGGTAGAGATTATGATAAATTAACTTTCTCGGTTTCCCCTAAATTATCTGTTTCGGGCGAAAAGTGGGAAGATGCAATTAAGCCAGATGTAGTTTGCGACTATCAAAAAATAGGTAATACATATCTAAAATTTGTAGTAGCATCAGAAGAAGATGTTGTTGAAGCAGAAAAAGCAGTGGCGGAATATCGCAAAGCAGGATTTTATGGGCATATTTATTTGATGCCAGTAGGTGGCGTTGAAACCGTGTATTATATGAACAATAAACGAGTTGCAGAAATGGCAATGAAATTGGGCTGGAGATATTCTGATAGATTGCAAGTTCCCTTATTTAAGAATCAATGGGGAACGTAATGGAGTATAGCTATGCTGAGTATGACGCCGATATGTATTCGCTGTTATCAAAAATAAAACAAAGTAATAAAAAATATGATTATGTAGTTGGTATTAAACGGGGGGGACTTATCCCCGCAGTGTGTTTATCGCATGCGTTAAATATTCCATTATATAACTTAGATTGGTCTACACGGGATTGGGCGGTGCAGGATATTCGTAATCAAGTATTACAACCCGAATCTAAAATTTTGTTAGTAGATGACATATGCGATTCTGGCAAAACTCTAACAACTTTAAAAGAACTATATAGTTTTTGTGATATTGATACTGCGGTGTTAGTTTACAATGTAGACCAGATACACATACCAAATTATTATGCAAGAACTATTAATCGAAAATATCAAAAAGAATTTATTAATTTCTGGTGGGAATCATATAAATAACTATGTCGCACAAAGGCGACAAAATACAAAACTCATATCCGTGTAAGGAAGGATTCTAAAATGTCATACAATAAAACTAAAACTGATTCAATATTAGGACAACAAGTGCATGCGCACTTAGTTAAATTAGGAGTGGAAACTCCTACTATAGATGCATCTAAATTAGATCGTAAAGATAAGATTGAAGAAATCGAAAAACACTTTGCATCTATAATGCACATACTTGGTCTAGATTTACGAGATGATTCTCTTAATGAAACACCTAAGCGTGTTGCTAAAATGTATGTCAATGAAATATTTTGGGGATTGGATTATGACGCATTTCCTAAATGCACTACTGTTGAAAACAAAATGCGTTATAATGAAATGGTCGTCGAACGCAATGTAAATGTTCAGAGTAATTGCGAGCATCACTTCGTAGTTATTGATGGATTGGCAACTATCGCATATGTTCCTAAAAATCATGTTCTTGGTTTAAGTAAAATTAATCGTATTGTAGAATACTTTAGTAAGCGTCCTCAAATACAGGAACGATTAACGGAACAAATTTTTCATGCATTATGTTTTATTCTAAATACTGACGATGTTGCTGTATTAATTGATGCTCAGCATTACTGTGTTAAATCTAGAGGTGTTGAAGATACCGGTAGCTCTACTGTTACTGTGCGATTAGGTGGGGGATTTAAGACTGACCCTGCAGTAAGAAATGAATTTTTAAGTATTGCGCGAATGGGTAAAAAATGACTGTTCATGTTATGATTGATCTTGAAACAATGTCCACGAGATCACATGCGGCAATTTGTTCAATAGGTGCAGTAAAGTTTAAAGGTAAAGAGGTTCTTGATACCTTTTACTGCACCATTGATTTAAAAACTTGCAAAGATGTTGGTCTACATATATCTAAGGATACTGTAGAATGGTGGTCTAAACAAAATAAAGAAGCACTAAAAGCGTTAACTAAAAATACTATTCCTTTGGACGAAGCTTTAACCAATTTTGAGGCCTGGTTCGGTCCTAAGAGTTTACCTATATGGGGCAACGGTGCAGTATTTGATAATACAATTCTTACTAACGCATATTTCTATTCTGATAGAGAACCTCCCTGGAAATGTTGGGATGACAGATGTTATAGAACAGTTAAGAATTTATTTAACTGGATTCCTGAAGATGACAGAGTCGGCGTTCATCATAATGCTTTAGATGATGCGATGCACCAGGCAAAACATTTAATTAAAATTTTAGGTGACTCGTAATATTAAATTGAGTTGATTAATTATGAATACATATAAAAAACGAATAGCATTTTGTCTTAGCGATCAACACACTATACCTCACGGCGGATTAGGTCAATTCGCAAAATCCTTTATTGAAACCTTTACTCCTCTTGGATACAAGGTGGATATTATATTAGATAAACCCGCATCTAATATTGAATTTAAAACATACTTAGAAGAACAAGGCGCAAGATTCATTTGCGCCGAACCTATTAGTTATACAAATCATACTAAAACTTTTATGTTTGAGGACTCCTTTAACTTTGAAAAGATGGTAAATTTCAGAGAATCTATGATGAAGGCTCTTAATGAAAATTTATATGATATTATCATCTGCAATACATTGGAATCATTTCCCGCAATATATTCTTTAAATTTGCAAAAGAGCATTCAAGTAATTTATTATACCCACAATGAAAGTATGGTATTTTTAGATGATCGTGAATGGAAGAATGAATTTACTGAATCATTTAATGAAACATTCAATGCGTTAATGGGAGTTAAAGGTATTACGATTGGTACTCAGACTTTGCGAAATTTATCAGAATTACATAAGTCCAAAATACCAAATGCAAAATATTTACCTATTCTTATGACTGAGAAAACTTTACTGCAAACTCACATTAAACCAAAAGAAGGTGTATTGTGGATTGGTCGCTGGGAACCTAGGAAAAATCCTGAAGCATTTATTGAAATGATACAAAAAACGGGTTTGCCGGCAAAGGTAATAACTAATGCAACAGGTGCAAAAAAATTTGAGACTGCGCTACAAGCTATCAACGCAACATATGAAATAAAATTTGGTATTTACGGGCAAGAAAAAGTTGACTTCTTAACATCTGCTCGAGTTGCATATAATCCTGCAATACGAGAAAGTTTTGGATTAGCTTTTTATGAAACAATTGGGCATATGCCAACCGTAGCAATAGAGGGTATGTCCTGGTTAAAAAATTTCCCACCCTCAAATTATTTTGCAGTACAAAAAAAGGCAGTGGCATCGGTAGTACTTGATCTCTATTCTAAATTTGAAAATTCAAAAGATTGGTATCAACAAGGTGTACTAGAGTCAATTCGTTCTTTAGATAGAAACGGAATAGAAGAATGGGAACGATGTTTTGATTCTTTTGAATGTATCAAATCCGAATCCGAAAGAGCAAAAATTAATGAAGTTACTTTATCTACATATAAAGATTTTATAATTTCTTTAAATAGGAAAGCTTTGTCGATTGATGATGTCCGTTCTGTATTGACAAACAAGCATAAATTTAATATAATATACACAGATACACAAACCTATATATCCAAAGATAAAAACTTTGTTCCAAAAGAAGAATCTGATAATTCACTAGAAAGTTTATTCGTATGAGCCGACAATTAGAATATGTTATATCTGGACCAGCTTATCTGCGGTTAGGATCCGAGCAATGTGAAGACCCCGAAACATTGCAGATGATCAATGATCTAATTGGCAAAACGGTACATAATAAAAACAACCATCAATTTTCTCTATTATATAATGGATTTACTGAAAAGAACTTTGGTAAAAAATTACAAAAGTATAGACCGGCAATTAAAAATATT